CCAGCGTTCTTCTCACCACCATTCTTCCCACCAGCGTTCTTTGCGCCACCAGCGTTCTTTGCGCCACCAGCGTTCTTTGCGCCACCAGTATTCTTTGCGCCACCAGCGTTCTTTGCGCCACCAGTATTCTTTGCGCCACCAGTATTCTTCTCACCACCATCATTCTTTGCGCCACCAAGATTTATCTGTATTGATCAAGATACAATAATCATGAAAATGGTTGATGATAATATTGTATTCACACCAATGAAGGACATTCAGATTGGAGACACAGTAGTTGGAGTTAACTGGGATGAATTAACATCTGAAGTTCAGCAAGACCCAGCAACATGGTCAGCAACCTCTATGTCAAATGCAGGAATAGTCAAAACACAAGTAAGAGGCATAATCCCATCAGTTAAAGATGTTACTATGTACTTCAACGGTGATGTTACTAAGAGATTCTCTCTAGAACACACAGTGCTTGTAAAGAGAGAAAACACATACATGTTTATCTCAACAGGAACTATCGAAATTGGAGATACAATTATAGAGGTTGGCCCAGAGTGGACATTTGTAGAAACAAACGTTAGCTCTATAGATACTATCGATGAAACAAGAAATGTTTATCAGATAGATGCTGACCCAACAGATGTCATAATTGCAGGAGGAATTGTAGTACACAACGGTAAAGTTTACTAGGAAATGTCGATATATCATCTTCATATACCTAGAACTTCTGGAGTGTACATTAGAAATAACATAGTTCCAAATCTTATTTCTAAAGGAATTCCTCACTTTGCATCAAATAGAACAAAAATTGATATCGAAACTATATCAAATAGTAAGCTTGTAATAGGACACTTTGGGAGAATGCCATTGAAATATATGGACTCTCCTAAAGTTTTCTGTTTACTCAGAGATCCAGTAGACAGATACGTAAGTTATTTTAAATATAATACTGGATATAGAACAATACAGGGGTCGGCAGAAGAAAACCTAGAACAATGGCTATATAAAGAACAATCAGTAGTACAAGCAAACCTACAGTCTAAATTTTTAACAGGATCTACTAACATAGAAGAATTTAATAAGCATATTAATTATATAGATTCATCTGTTAATAATGCTTGGCACCTAGAAGACTACTCTCTAGATATAGATAAAATTAAAGAATCTATGTCTAATATTAATATTTATACAATGGATAACTACGATAAATTTAAATTTGATTTTAATGAAGAGATACAAAAACAGTTTGGATTTAAGGTATTTAAATACTCGGATAAATCAAACGAATCTCCCGAAATTAAAGTTCAACTAGACCAGTCTCATTTAAAAAGAATTAAAGAGCTAAATGAAATAGATTATGAGGTATATGAGTATGTACAAAAGACTCAAAAAAGATACTAAATGGTCTATTATTGATCTTGGCAAATTTAAAATAGATAGTATTAAATCAGAGGTCTTACAGTTTTCAGAAGAATGGAACTGGTTTACAACAAGACAAAAAACATTCTACACTCATAGAGATACACAAATGTTTCCAATCTGTTTATCTGACGAAACAAATTGGGATCCTAGAAATGATGTAGAAGTTACACAAATGAACAGATTTAAAAAAGAAGAATCAAATTTTGAAATAGATTCTATCTTTAGTAAATTAAAAGAATACTACTCTGGAGAAATAATTCGATGTGAAGTTGTAAAGCTCCCAGCAAGAACTAGCATAAGGACACATGTTGACGGCGGACCCCTGCTTCATTATTCTCGAAGAGTACATATCCCAATAATTACAAATGAAAATGTTACCTTTACCGTAATGAGCAATACAATAAATATGCAAGAGGGAACTTGGTATGAAATTAATAACCAAATGACACATGCAGCAAACAACAATAGCGATTTAGACAGAGTACATATGATCATTGACATCCTGCCAAATGATATGTTACAATATACTAAGATAGGGGATTAAATGAATAATGTTATAGAAAATTGGTCTTCAAAAGAGGAGCTTTTCCCAGGAGTATGGGTCTACAGAAATGCTATTAAGCCAGAATTAAAGCTTGTAGAAAGATTAGAAGCAATAGTAGAAAAAAGTAATGGTCGTATTGATTGGAAAGAGGCCATGGTTGGTTACATGGAAAAAAAGCCAAGCTACAGAGACTGTCAAGATATTAAAGTCGGACCAATGAATAATTTATCCAATGAAATAGAATATGAATTAAATGAGCTTTGGAAAGACACAAAAGCAGCGCATGAACCAGCAGTTCAAGATTATTGCACAAGGTACAGCGTAAGAATGGATTATTGGGAAGTTATGAATTTTATTTCTTACGGCCCAGATCAGCATTTTCAAGAGCATGCAGATCATGGATTTTCCTATAGCGCCACAGTATCTTTGGTTGCCTACCCTAATGATGATTATGAAGGTGGAGAATTAACTTTTCCAAAATTAAATTTAAAAATTAAGCCTCAAGCAGGAGACCTATATGTATTCCCATCGACATATTTATTTTCGCACAGAGCAGAAAAAGTAATTTCTGGTAAAAAATATTCTATTGTTACAATGCTTGACTATAATGACAACTCGCATTCAAATGAATATATGCAAATGATACAGAAGAGGAATGATGGCAAAAATACAGGCCTACAGTACTAACTCAAGTTTAGCTCGTGTTGCACCTTTATCTATAACTCGTGAGTGGATGGACAGCACCTGGGAGGCCCATGCCTACCACTGTTTCCCAGTAACGTTGGCAAATGGGCTGGGGTGGGGAATATCTTTCCCAGAAGATATAACTTTTATTTGGGACGGCATATCAGATTCAACGCCAGATCATGTTAAAATACTAAGTGGAGAAAAATATGCTTATTCTGGCAGAGCCAATGGAACTGTAAGCTTTAATACTGGCGTTATGTTTAAGACAGATGAGCAGACAAGCTTGCTTTCAATGCCAGCTCCAAATTATTTTGTTCCTGGCGCACAGGCTTTTACCACTCTGATAAGCACATCTTTCTTTAGAGGTGATTTACCATGTGCCTGGATGGTCACAGAGCCAAATGTAGAAATTACAATTAAGGCTGGCACACCAGTTATTGCCATTGTTCCTATTGATCTTTCTTCATTGCAGAACTCAGAAATGCAGTTTGAGGATTTATCAAAACTATCAGCAAGCTCGTTTAATGCTGCTGAATATTCCCAGGTCGTATATGATATTAATAGACAGGGTAAGTGGACTGATTTTTATAGAAACGCTAAAGATCATCTTGGAAACACAGTAGGAGAGCATCAGGTTAAAGCAATTAGATTAAAGGGTGAATCCCATGAGTAATTTTGAATATGATAGAATATAGTTAAGGGGAATAAAATGGAAATAAGCAATAAAGATATAAGAAACAGTGCGCCTAAATCAATAACTCCATCTGGATTTTTTGGTGATTCCTCAGATAATATTGTTGAGTTAGAAAATTTTCTTTCTGTAGAAGAAAGACAGACTCTTATGAATTTTGCCCTAAATAATAAAATTTGGGATATTACGGAAACTCATGTAGACGAAGATGGGCTTGTGTTGTACGATGCAGACGTTTGGAAAGATCGAGTATGTACATATAAGTCTTTAATGGCGTCCGACCCAACAATATTAGATTTAATTAATAGCATGATTGCAAGATTAAAAATTGAAGTTGATAAATTTTTTGATGTAGATGTAAAAGAAACAGGCCCAGCAATAGTAAGGTGGCCAGTTGGAGCAAGACAAGAACCACATGCTGATAAAGAGTTCCACACTGGAATTGAGCAAGGCAGACCAAACGATTTTCCTCATTATGACATTGCTGGCTTATTTTATTTTAATGATGATTATGAAGGTGGAGAACTTTATTTTCCACAACATGGAATAGAGTTTAAGCCAAAAGCAGGGGCTGCATATTTTTTCCCAGGTGATAGATTTTACACACACGGGGTAAGACCAGTTAAATCTGGAAATAGATTTACTTCGCCATTTTTTTGGACGATTATGAAGCACACAGGGGACAAGCAACCATGACATTAGAA